TTACGGGGCGCGGGGTTAACCCCAAAGACCAAACAGAAATGAAAAAAGGCACGATCATCAAACGCACCGACTACGTGGCGACGATGCTCGCTATTCCCGTCGGAGAAGAACACGAATTCACGCTGACGGGGCGCGACTACGCATCGTATATGAACGCCGTCAGCCGTTTCAACAAGAACGGCAAGGCGAAATTCGAAGCCCGCACCGCTTCCGCATCCACCATCGTAATTAAACGCCTTTCGTAATATGTCGCTCCCCGAATTATACGAATTACAGCATTGCCTCGTCCACGTCGCCGATGTCGTTGCTTGCGCAATCATCAAGCGCCAGCAGCCAGCCGCCGACCTCGTAACGAAACGCGCGCTGTATCGGGAATTCGGTCGGGGCTGGGTCGATAAGCATATCGCCCCGCATGGGAAGATCGAGGGCAAGCGATTCGGAACGGCCCCGAATTCACCGATCAAATACAGCCGCACGGAATTCGTCGCCCTACTCGAAGCCGAACGCCTGCAACGCGCAGAAATCGTCGGTAAATACGGACAACAAGAGCAGGCAAAATAAGCTGTTTTGCAGCCTTTACCACTCCAAGCGAACGAATACACGACGACAGCCCGAAAGTCGATAAAACAGGAAATTCGATAAAAATAACATGCAAGCACTCAAATACACATCAAGGGAGGTAAACCGGAATTTCCGCATCAAGGTTTCGGGCCTCGGCATCCATGAACTCAAAGGCTTTACGGGATTCGTCGGGTTGGTGGGGAGCGAACTCGCAAACAACCTGCTTGACCGGGCATTTCGAAGCAAGGCGGATAAAGTAGAATGCAAACTGCGGCGCGGCTTGAAAATAACCTTTTACTACAAGTAGACATGAAAACCAAAATTTTAGCTATCCCGTGGTGGCTGTCGCTGGTCGCGCTCGGCGGAGCAATGGATGCAGACCCGATTTCATGGGTCGCCGTTGCCGTAACATTCGCCGCGTTCGTAACACTTTCCGCAGCCATAATCAGAGAACAAAGGAAAACCGCATAATAACCAATCATCACAAAACGCACGATGCTATGAACATCAAGATCAAATCAATTACCCTGCGCAATTTCAAAGGACTGCGCGACGTATCGTTCGATTTCGACGGCCGTAACGCCACGATCATAGGCGACAACGGTACGGGAAAGACAACCATTTTCGACGCCCTGACATGGGTATTGTTCGGCAAGGATTCGCACAACAGCACCGACATCGACATCAAGACAATAGACGCCACGGGCGAACCTATGCACCGCGCCGAGCATTTCGTCGAGGTGGCATTGGACGTGGACGGCTCCGCACAGACGCTGCGCCGCACGTACCGCGAGATTTGGAGCAAGCCGCGCGGGTCGTCCGACCTGCGATTCGTCGGACACGAAAGTGCGTTTGCCGTCAATGGCGTGGAGGTCGGAACCAAGGCGGCATACGACAAAATCATTTCGGAATGGATCAACGACAATGTATTCCGGATGCTGACCGACCCGATGTATTTCAATACTCGCGTCGATTGGAAAGGCCGTCGCGCTGCCCTTTTAGCCCTCGTCGGGGATAACATCGACCGCACGGCGATACAGGCGCAGTTTGCCGACCTGCTCGCCGAAATGAACGGCGAACCCCTCGCAGATTTCAAAGCGCGGCTTGCGACCGAGAAGCGCAAGAACAAAAAGGAACTCGAAACATTCGGCCCAAAGATCGAAGCATATCAAAACACGATGCCCCCGGCGGAAGACTACGCCGCGCTGGAACAGGAGATCACGCAGCGCGAATCCGTGGCCGCAAACGAGATCGCAGCGTACCAGCGGCAAATCGACGCACTCGACACGCAGATCGCCGACGCATCGAAAATAGACGAGGAAACGCAGGCCGCCCACGACCGAAGACTGAAAAAGGTGCTCGACATCAAAAAGTCGTTGTCCGATCATATCGACGCTCGACTGACCGCGGCCCGTCGGTATAACTCCGACCGCGACGCGGCCATCATGGACGCACAGGCGAAAGCGGATTCAATTCTGCGCGAAATCGAGAAAACCGAAACGACGGCAAACTCGAAACGGGACACCCTCGAAGCCTGCGTAAAGAAGCAGGCGAATATCAAATCGGCACTCGATAGCATGCGTGCGAAATACGAGGCTGAGAAAAAGGCGGCATTTGAATACGTCGACGCGACCACCTGCTACGCTTGCGGCCAGCCGTTACCCGCCGCAACCATCGAAGAAGCCCGCCGCGCGGCCCGCGAGAGCTTCGAGAAGCACCAGCGCGAAATACTCGACAAGTTGATCGCCGACGCCAATCTCGAAAAGGATACTTACAGCAAGTTAACAAAGCTGGTTTCGACCACCGAACAGGAAATCGCAATGCTCGATCAACGCCTATCGCAACTGCGCGCGGAACATCACGCTGTGACGCTGGCTATCACAACCGCGAAAGACGTTCCCGCAATCGACCTCGAAACGGAGGAAGAACAGGCGAAATTATCTTCCGAATACCGGAAGCTCTCCGACGAGCTTACCCGCGCGCAAACCGCCCTCGAAGCCTCGGCAACCACGAAAATCACGGCCGCTACGCTCACGGCACGCCGCCGGGATATATCCGCACAGATCGACACTGTGCGTCAGAACCTCGCAACCGCAACCACCGACCTGCGCCGTCGCCTTGCCAATAAGGAGCGCGCCGCAGAGGTACAACGCCTTATAGACGAGGCCAAAGAATCGGAAAAGAAGATCGCCGAACGTATCGCCGAACTCGAACGCCTCGAATTCGCAGCGGCGGCCTACACGAAAGCGAACATCGAAGCCGTCGAAGCAGCGATAAATTCGCGGTTCAACCTCGTGCGCTGGCGAATGTACGAACAGACCATCGAGGGCGCGGACGTCGAAACATGCGTCGCCACCATCGACGGCGTGCCGTTCAACTCGCTGAACAGCGCCGGGCAGGTGCTCGCCGGACTTGACATCATCCGCACGTTCTGCCGCTACTACGGAGCAACTGCGCCCGTATTCATCGACAACGCCGAAAGCATTTCGCAGACCGATTTTGCGCTCGATTCGCAGGTTATTCGCCTGCAAGTGGTCGAGGGTGCTGCGCTCGAACTTAAAACAGCGTAACGACATGGCACAGATCGTCAGCAACGAAAAAGGATTCAAGGTTATCCACGTCGAGACACTCGACATGTGGGCCATCGGAAGCCCCGCGAAATGCGACTACTGCACGGCGGATATGGCGCCCCCCGACGGCGGCTATTACATCGCCGTACTGAATAAGATATACTGCCCGCAATGCTATAAACGCTGGCTTTCCGAGGCACGCCGCCACCCGCAGGACGCCCCTATCGAAGCCCGAAACTACAACACGTATCGTCAAATCTTTTATTTCAAATAACTATGGCACAGAATAGCAATCAGAACGGAGCGCAGACCGCCCCGGCGACGCAATCGAAAGCGATTGCCGCAATGAAAGATGAACTTGCGAACAGCGTCCTGCGACGCATCGAGGAGCTGCAAGCGAACGGCGGGCTGGTCGTCCCGAAAGACTACGCCGTAACTAACCAAATGAACCTTGCATGGCTTCGTATCTCCGAAATGCTTTGGGAGGATTCCAACAAAGTACAACACCCGGTTTTGGAGGTCGTAACCAAAGCATCGGTGGCAAATTCGCTGCTCGATATGGTGCTGCAAGGCATGGACATCCAAAAGAAGCAAGGATACTTTATCCCGGTCAAAAACAAGGCGTCGGGGCAACTCGAACTGACGTTCTGGCGATCGTATTTCGGCGACGAGAAACTGGCCCGCGCACAGGGTATGAAGAAAGTCCGTTCGGTCGTCGTTTACGAGGGTGACGATTTCGAATACATGTACACGGAAGACGGCGAAACCAAAGTAACGAAACACGTTCCGAGCCTGTCGAGAATCGACAAAGACAAGATCGTCGCCGTCTACGCCGTAACGACTATGTCCGACGGCTCGCACTCGACGACAATCAAGACGATGACCGAAATCCGGCAAGCATGGATGCAGGGCGCAATGCGGGGCAACTCGCCTGCGCACCGAAATTTCACCAGCGAAATGGCAGGGCGAACGGTCGAGCGTTCCGCCATGAAGCACATTATCAACTCGTCATCCGACGCATGGCTGTTGAGCGAAGACGAGAAAGAACGCCGCGTAACGAACGAAACGGCGGCCGCGCCCG